CCCTACCACCATAGACAACAGGCGCACCTGTCGAGTTCTGTGTGTAATCTGACGGGGTAGAGGTATCTGGATCACTCCAATCATACTGAATGTTCAGGCTCATGGTGAATGGGCCTTCAGCCCGTATGAATGTATTAATCTTATGGATTACTTTCCTGATCTCAGTATCGCCAAAGTCCAAGTACGGGGTCGAGTAAATGGCTACGATGTCTGAACCTGCGAAGCTATTGCCTTGTTCCTGTCTGTAGACCTTCCCATCGTGACCGCCATGAAGAACATACTCAGTAGCGCCTATAAATTCAGACGTTGTACAGGCAGGTTTGATACCCAGAGTTTCACCAAACTCCCAATTGATAGAGCCGCCCTTGAAGGTCAGCCCACCCAAGATGCCTATACCTTCGTCTGTAGCACCGCCTACAAAGAACCTGACCTGAGACTTTGATCTGACCACTACTGAATTGAGTGTGTCTAGGTTTTCGTTTTTGATGATATCAAGTAAGCGGCCTTGGATATTCTTACTGATTGATTGTAGCTCAACGTCACCAATTCTTGATGTACCTGCTACAGGGCGTATTCCATCGGGGGCCAAAAAGACTAGATCACCGCCTAGCTCCTGAACGCTGTCACGGGCAATGCAGCCTACGTTGGCAGTTACAGGAGTAATTAAGAACGAGGCTGCTGCTGAAGCGTCTGGGTTTGCTGCCAGTTTCTTAATAGCGTTCTGCCCAAATACAAACAGACTATCACGAAAGGGCTTAAACTGTACGACATTGAAGCCCAGAGCTATCTGGCTTGATCCTGCTGATGCCGTCCAAGTGTACGGATCATTAGGCGCAGAGTGGGCTATACCAGATTTATATGCTTGATCACCGCCTAAGAATACATGGTTCTCAAATACGTCTACTATTTCAGGCGCATCATAAACCTGATTACCCCCTGCGCTGCTTGTCCCGCCGCCATTGGTAGATTTTATTTGCCGCCAAGTTGTACCGTCGAAAACCGTTGCGTGATTAATTCCGTCTACAAAGATGATGATACTGCCTGACCCAAAGTTAAACTGGCAGTGCCGTACCTTGGATATTGTCTTTGAGCCGCTTGTTGTGTTGAGAGTAAAGCCAGTAGAAATCTGCGACCAACCCGATGATGGCGTATGCTTCCAGAAGGAGTAAGTATTTGCGTTTAAATCCTTACGAGCGGCTATAATGTAAGGAGTGCCTAGAACCTCATTACGATACATAGCCAAGCCAAGAATTTTGCCTTCTGATGTGCTTGAGCTACCAACTTCTTGATAGTCTGTATCGTAGTAGTCGTAACCTTCGATACGCCTGTATCCACCAAACAGACTAGGCTCATAGTTAATCAAACGGGTAGCACTACCTGCTGCATTCTCAGCTAGGTCTAGGTGGTTTTCATTGGAATACAGACCACCTGAACAAACTAGTTTATAGCTTTCTATTCGATCCACTTAAAAGTTTCCTGCAACCTGTACAACTCTAGAGCCACCGCCGAAGGCTACTCTAGTGTCCCGTACTGATGAGAATTTGTTGATGTACTGGGATTTGAGATCCCCGATACCTTGTCTAAAATTAACTTGTGCGAGTTGTGCTGACTCAGGATTATCCTTGAGCATATACAAATGGTACATTGCTCCATCTACGACCACAGGAGTGAAGGCATCTGGATAAACTATATTGCCTGTGATCTGATCACCGTGGTTCACTAGCTCACTAGGAGAAAGGAAATATCTGAACTGAATGCGGTAAGTTTTATCTGGGGCAGGGCTGACCCCAAAGCCTGTACCATGAGAGGGAAATACATATTTTGGAACGCCTATGCCTGATGTGGCATTGTCATCATCTTTATTGCGATACTGAGCATACCAGATGTCCCTGTCGATGAAAGTAAGAGAAGAACTTGTATCAGAATATGTACCTTCGCCTACAATCTGGAAGCTGTTCCATTCCATTGATTTTAGTGCAGCAGGATTGGAATACTCAGTCTGACCAACAACTAGAGAAGCCGTTTCCTCTGCTGCATTCTGGGGCCACTCAAACTGCTGTCTGTTAAGGTCTAGTATTGCAGAGTTTATAGCGTCTTTAGCGGAAGCCTGAATGCCTCTAGCAGAGTTAAAGTCTGAGCTAGAGAGTTCAACTTCATTGAGTCTTCTTAGCGCCCTGTTAGTCAGGTCGAGAAAAGTAGCCATGTATTAGCCCTTTTTAAGCTGCCGTTTTATACGGTCTTAGTGATGTGGAATTTGTAGTTGGTGCAAATGGAGCAGTCGGAGATACTCCTGCGGTAGGCTTGAATGGTGAGCCGCCTATAGTTGACCGTGCTACAACATCTGCTGCAAAGTTTGGTGTCAGGGTTCCGACTGAGCCGCTGATTGTAGCGCCGTACCCGATATTAGCCGATACATTAAGGATACTGACTATATTAGTCGAGGCAGACGCTGTTGTAATAGCAGTGGCTGAAGCAGTAGTGCTTGAGGTAATTGCACCTGATACCAGACCACGTTTAATACGCTGAGATGAAATACTGGTTGTAGCTGCGATATTCGTAGAAGCAGCCGCCGAAACTACATTGCCTGTATATCCATTTGCAGATGAGCTTGTAGCTATCGTTGTAGATGCCGCTGCATTTACACGAGAAATACGAGTAGCGCTTGCGCTTGTGCTAGCTGCTATAGAGCCAATAGCTGCTGCGTCTACATAACTAACTATTTCAGCAGCAGCACTTGTAGAAACCGCTATGGAGCTAGTTACATCGCCCGTCCGTACAAGTTTGGCAGCAATGCTTGTGCTTGAGGTACTTGTGCCAGAAGCCGCCCCATTAATATTTCTAACAGCATTAGCAGACGTAGTAGTATTTATTGAGGCAGATATATTTGCAGAAACTATCCGTACCATATTTACGGATGAGGTTGATACTGCTGATACAGAAGCTGCTGCTTGTAGTATTTTTGTAGCGTCTACAGTTGATGTAGTTGTAGACGATCCAGTTACATCACCTGTCCGTACACGCTTGGCAGAAAGGCTTGCGCTTGAGACTACAGAAGCAGAAACAGTTGCTTGCAAGACTTTTTGAGCGTCTACAGTATTAGTTGTAACTATAGAAGCAGAAGCCACTGCTGGTAATACTTTTATAGCGGCTATAGCAGCAGTAGTACCTACAGACCCTGATACGTCTACTGTTCGTATTCGTTTAGATGCTGCTGCACTTGTGGCAGAGATACTACCACTAGCTGCTCCTGATATGACTTTAGCTGCGTCTACTGTTGAGGTGGTAGCAGAAGAGCCAGAAGCAGCCCCGTTTATGAGTGTTTGAGCAGCCGCTGATGATGATGAGGCTATTGAAGTAGATATTACAGCGTCTTGGTACTGTAGTCTGCCATCTACATCAGCAGTAAATGCTAAGTTTGTATTTGTTTCCGCATCGATAAAGCTTGTTGCTTGGTTTGCTGCACCGAATGCAAGATCAGTATTGGTTGCTGCATCTACAGCCAGTTTACCGCTTACTGAAGATGTAAATCCTAAAGCAGTATTCGTTAAGATTGGATTAACGACTTCAGCAGCTATAGATGTGCTTGCAGATATTGAACCAGAGGCTGCTGCTGATATGACTTTAGCTGCATCTACAGATGATGTGACTGCAACAGAAGATAAAACATCTGCTGTTCTAATGGCTTTCGCTGCTACGCTGCTAGAAGATGCAATACTAGAAGAGGCAGCCGCAGTAACAACTGTACCAGAGGCCGCTTCTAAAGCAGCTAGTGGAGCAGATGCTAATGGGGAGAAGCCTAGCATTGTTTATCCTACGGTTTCGTGGGCCAAGTTACATCTGTGGGGAACCCTGATTGACCTGTGATGTCTCTGAGAGCCTGACGGTATGCAGCCATATCAGATGACAGGGTGGTGTCACTTAAAGCCAGATAGTCGGTTTCTGCCAACAACTTGTCGCGCTCTAACCTGACTAAATCAGGTAAATCATTTTGCTCAAATGCGATACGATCTGCATTTAACTCGTCGATTTCACTTTGTGTTAGCTCAACTAGTTCGTTGTTTACGATTTTATGTGTCAT